TCCATCAGATTCCTCCTTGTTCCGCGTATTCGACGTGTCCGCCGTCGCTCACCGCTATGACCGCGCCCTCGGCGCTCGTGACGTTCGCCGCCGTGCATCCACTGCCGACAGTCAGGCTTCCGCCCGATTCGACCGTCACGCCTGTCGCGGACGTGTACGCCGAAAGGAACAGTCTCGCCCCTTCGCCGACCGACACGCTCGACAGCGCGATGTACGCCGATGCCGAGCAGACCGCCCCGTTGCCGAGCGAAAGCCCCGAGTACGATCCCATGTTCAGCAGCCATGCGCTCCCACTGGACAGGATGCGGATGTTCCCGCCGTCAGTGTAGTCGTCGAGCCGGAGGATTCCGCCGCTGGAGACGGTGATGCCCGTGGCAGAACAGCCTCTCCTCGCCGAGACGCTCCCGCCTGACTTGATGTCCAGGGTCGAGAGGACCGCGTTGCTTGAGACGCCCATCGAGCCAGCCACCGTCGCCGAGACGAAGCGTCCGCCGACGGACGTGTAGGCGTATCCGCCTTGGAGGATTTCCACACCCGAGCATTCGCCGTGGTTGTTCGCGATGATCTGGCCGCCCGACGAGACGACCGTGCCGAGGAGCTTCCCCTTGAAGTCGGTCCAGGCCGAGCCGCCGGACTGGACTTCCGTGTCCCTCGCAGTCCCGCCAGAATAGACGTACAGCCTTCCATAGGGACGGATCGTGTTGTGTTCCGCGACCGCGCCGAAGCTGACGACCATGGAGCCGCCCGATGTGAGCGTCGTTCCGAGAGCGCTCCCGTAGTAGTAAAGCTGCAGGCCGGCGCCGCTTCCCACCGTGAAACTCGTCGCCGTGCCGTTGGAAACGGAGAACTCGCCGTCTGGCCCGCTCCCAGTCAGCACGGTCTCCCCGTCGTTGCCGACGACATAGGGCTGGAGCCGCGCCCCCTGCGTGATTTCCGCGTCCAGGCATTTCGCACCGGAATTGACGAACAGAATCCCGCCCGACTGGACGGATATGCTCGTGGCCGACATTCCGCCGACGCAGGAGAAGGACGCGCCCGAGTGGACTGTAAGGTGTTCCACAGAGGCCCCGCTCCCCGTGACGAGCCGTCCGCCAGACGCAATGGAGCAGTTCCTGATGTTGTTCGCCCCATCGCAGAGGAGGCTTCCGTAAGCGGAGACTGCGAACCCGTCGGCCGTCGCGCTGCTTGAAAGGTATGCGGTGCCGCCTGAGTTCACCTCGCCGCCCGACAGGACGCCGCCCTGCACGGTCACCGAGCCGTAGAGGTTCACGGAGACGCTTGCCGCCGTGCCGCCACTGGAGACAAACAAGCGTCCGCCAGAGTTTACGACAACGCCGTCTGCCAGACCGCCATTGGAGACGGTCTGCGTCCCGCCCGCGTGAGCGGTGGTGTGAAGCGCCGTGCCGTCTGAAAGTACCGACATCGAGCGCACCTTCGCTGAGTCGAGGAACGCGCCGCGCACCGTCATGGCCCGCTGGTAGAGCCGCCCGTCACGAAGCCAGGTGAACACTCCGCGCTCGCCGAGGACGGCTCCGCCGGAGGGGATTGCCGCCCCCGCGCCCGTCCTGTCGTATGGATAGGGGATTATCATGTCCTTATCCTCCGTAGCTGTAGCAGTAGTTCACTTGCAGGCGGAGATTGTTCGCCGCGCCGGACTTGTAGAGGCCGCGCACCGCGAACACGTGCCATGTCGCCGCGTTGTCCACGAGGCGCAGGCGGTCGGGGATGCTGACGGCCTCCATCGTGCTCCCCAGCCCGCCGACCGCCACCGAGGTGACCTCCGCCGAGCATTTCACATGGTACTCCCACGTCAGGCAGTCGCCCTGTCTGCCAGTGTATGCCTCTCCGCCGTGCGTCTCAAGGACGTGCGGGAAGTCGATGGCCAGGGTGGCGCTGTTCTGCGTCGCCGTGTTGAACAGCACGGGGACGTCGAGGTACAGGGTGTCGGGGTTCGCCTCGTTCCTCGTCCGCTGCCGCACGGGGTCGGAGATATCCGCCATGCCGTGCGTGTGCGCCGCTGGAGAGAAGGTCTCGGGACGGCTCTGGACGTCGACCCAGTTGACCGCGTCCGCCGTGTTCGCCCTGACGGCTCGGTCCACCACGCCGTCGCCGTCCGTGTCGTAGACTGAGGCCTTCATGTCTCCCACGCCGGCCCCGTCGTCGCCGATGTACTTCACCCACTTTCCCGCGAAGTCGGCGGCGGTCAGTTCCTCCATCTCCTCGTCCGTGTGGATTTCCGCCCGCCACTTGAGGTTGTTCGCCTGCGTCAGCGAGAAGTTGTCGCCGCTTGCGCTGCTGGCGTAGGCAACGTACATGTAGGAATCGCGCCCGCGCGGGCCGGTCGCCCCCGTCGGGAGCAGGATGGCGTCGCTCCAGAGGCCGCCCGCCGCCGCCACCCTCATGCGGAGGTATGCGTCGGCCTCGTCCTGCTCGGGATGCCAGTGGTCGCCGTCGATGCTGAACTGGCACTCCAGCCCCGATGCGACGAGGGCGGCGACCTGGCTTGCCGTCAGGTAGTCCGCGCTGACTGGCGTCGGCTCGCCGATGCTGGTGATGCGGTTGCGGAGCGTGAAGTTCTCGACCTGGAGGATGAACACCTCCGAGCCGCTGGAATTGTAGCCAACGAGCTCGCCGTGGAGGCCGTTCTTGCTCCTGTCCGTCCCGATCCACTCGGCCAGCTCCACCGTGTTCATCTCCGGCATCGGGATGGAGACCTCGGTATATGAATATTCGTCCCCGTCAATCTCGTCCGCCACCTCGGAGATTTCGATGGCGGCGTTGTCGGCCTGGAGCTTGTAGGCGGTCGCCTCGTTGAAGTCCGTGTCCATCGCCCACTGCCAGCGGACGATGCCGCCCAGCGCGTCCAGCGGATAGGGTTCAAGCCCCTCGCGGTGTGCAAAGAGCCGCATCCGCAGCAGCGCCGACACGCCGCGCACCAGCGTGGGCGGCGCCGCAGACTTGGCATTCGCGAAGTCGCGCACCGACCCGAGCGTCTCGCCTGCAGCCACATAGAAAATCGTCTCCTGCATGTGTTATCTCCTGTCGTCTATTCAGTGTCTATTGCGAATTCCGGCCAGACCCCTGCGTTCCTCCCGTCGACCGACACGTGCCCGTCGTCGGCTATCTCGACGTGGGCGACCATCCTGTAGTCGTCGCCCGCCTTGGGGAACTCCATGTTCCCCTTGTATACGCCGAAGCACCAGACCTCCATGTCCTTGATCTGCGGATAGGGGGAATGGCCGCTCTGCCAGCGAAGCAGCACATCGAAGTCCCCCGGTCCGCCGTGGACCACGTAGCACTTGCTGTACTTGGAGGTGTCGGTCTTGCCGTACTCCGAGGCGCTGCGCCCGGCGGAAAGCCTGAAGTCGATGCAGTGTGGGTGCTGGAAGTTGTCGGTCTTGACGGCGATGTGCCAGTTCGTGCAGGCGCGCGGGCCGAGCGCGATTCTCCCCATGAGCCCAGATACGGGGCATCCAAGGAGAAGCAGTTTCCTGTCCTTCCCCATCCGAATCCTGTATGCCGTCATCTATTCCTCCTCGTATTCGGTGCTCAACGGGCAGACAGCCGTGTCGATGATGATTGCCACGGGGACGCGGTATGACACAACCGAGACAGTCTCCGTCCCGCCGCTTCTGTCGACCCTGCATTCCCCTATCGGGTAGCTGTACTTGTCTGGCTGTGCCACCTTGATCTCGGGCGTCGTCCACTCGGCGTCCTCAAGGATGCTGCACACGCAGACAATCCCCGTCTCCGGCTGGATTTCCGCGCCGCCCACGGCGATGAACTCGCCGTTGCGGGACATGTACCCGGCCTTGACCTTCACCACCTTGCTCTCCGCGTCATACGACAGGGCGAATGGGCCGCCGTAGTTCTCGGGCGTCCCCGCGCCGAGGTTCACCACGCCGCGCCCGCCGCTGCCATAGATGACGGGCGCACCCTCCGCGCCACGCATGAACACGGACGGATTGGAGGGAGTCGGCTGGGCGTAGTCGCCGGAGCCGGACAGTGCCACCGTGACGGGGCCGCTGATGAAGCAGTCCCCGACCTCCTTCTCGGCCAGTTTCTGCGTCACCACGCCCCAGGGTTTCCTCGGATCGGAGAAGACCTTCATCGGCACGGCATCGCCGGACATGGGCTTCGACTCGTCGAAGTTGACCGCCGTCCCCGCCTTTATCTCGCCGCCGGTTGCGTTGTACGCCTGGATTCTCACCGTCCCCGCGCCGTTCGCCCCGAAGGGGTTGCCGCCGAAGCCGTTGAGGCCGTTCAGCAGATGCCTTATGTCGTTGGAAAGAGCCGCGCTCGGCCTGAACTCGTCGCCGGGCGTCACGTCGCCGTAGAATGCCATCTGAACCTCCTATAGCCCGAGCGTCGAGAACGAATCGTAGCGGCACACCTGGTCGACGTAGATGGCCTCCACGTCGGCCTTGGGCGTCCCGCCGTCGTCGAGCGTCCTGGACAGTGCCCAGGCGTACTCGAAGCCCTCCTTCTCGACCTTGTGGCCCGCTATGTTCACGGACTCGTTTGGCTGGACGGCGAAGTTGAAGGAAACCAGCACCTTGGTGGACTTCTTCGCGGGGCAGGAGTAGCTCATGCCGAGGAACATCACCTCGCCCCGGCTCCAGCCCTTGAAGGAGCCGCTGTTCACCTTGCCGACGAGCTTCGCGACCTTGCGCTTGAATGAGGTCGTTATGCGCGAGAGCCGCATCACCTTGGTGTAGGTCTCGCGGAGCTGGGCGGTCGGCACGTCCACGCCGGAGATGGACATCTCCGCGCCGGTCTTGCCGTTCCAGCCGATCGCGCCGCCCGCCTTTTTCGTGCCGTAGGCGATCC